TACGGCTCAATCCGGCGTTTGGCCGAGGCGCTCAAGATATGGCCGCACGCCATCTATCGGTGGGGCGATCACCCGCCAGAGGCGAGGCAATATCAACTGCAAGTCTTGACAGACGGCAAACTCAAGGCGGAGGGTTGAGCCATGGGAAAGCTAATCAACGGGCCGTTCCGGCCGCAGCCACCGCACGTCGATCCACCAGAGGTCCAGCTTGCCGATGCCATGCGCAAGGTCGGTATTGAGCCGCCGCCCGATATTCAGATTGATGGGCAACTGCACCGCTTCTCGACCAAGGGCAGGGCGCGGGATGATAGCGGCTGGTATATTGTATTTCCTGATGAGCCCATAGCCGGTCGATATGGCTGCTGGCGCGATCAAATCGACATTACATTCCGCGCGGATGTTGGCCGGGAATTGACCGTTGCCGAGCAGATGATAAGCGCCAGGCGACAGAACGAGGCGCGCGAGCGGCGGGACGCCGAGCGAAAACGCAAGGCGGAAGTCGCGGCCAGCACGGTCGAAGCAATATGGGCCAACGCCATCGCCCCATCGCCCGATCATCCCTATCTCAAGCGCAAGGGCATACAGGCGCACGGCGCGCGGTTGACCGGCGATGGCCGGCTAATCGTGCCGCTGTTCCTCGCCGATGGCAGCTTGTCCAGCCTGCAATACATTGGCGATGAGAAACGCTACCATCCCGGCGCGGTTACGCGGGGCTGCTCATGGACGCTGGGCGAGATTGACGACGGCACGATCTTTGTTGCCGAGGGCTTCGCCACCGCCGCCACGATCCATGAGGTTAGCAATCGGCCGGTGGTCATCGCGTACAGCGCCAACAACCTCCCTACCATTGTCGGCCAGCTACGCGAGCAGCACGGCGACCAGCGGGATATTGTCATCGTCGCCGACAACGACGCCAGCGGCGTCGGGCGCAACAAGGCCGATGAGGCCGCGGCGCGCTATGGGGCAAGGATCGTCATGCCGCCAGAACTAGGCGATGCAAACGATTATCACCTGGCCGGCCATGATCTGCACGCTTTGCTCTTCCCGCCGAGCGACGGCTGGCTGGATGAGATGGACGCCTTCTCGGAGCAGCCGGCGCCTGTCAAGTGGCTGATCCGGCATTGGGCGCAGGCCGATTCCATGATGATGGTTCACGGGCCGTCTGGTGGCGGCAAGACGTTTCTTGTTCTTGATATGGCGTTGTCGATCGCCAGCATGGGCGCGGTGCCGGAATGGCAAGGAAACAAAGTCTACCACGGGCCGGTGGTCTATCTAGCCGGCGAAGGGCATCATGGTCTGCGCGGACGTGTGGCCGCCTGGAAGCAACACCGCGGCATCAAGAAATTGCGCGGTTGGATTTCAAAGCACGGCGTCGATCTAAACACGGCACCCGGCTATCAGAAGGCAGCCGACGCGATCCGCGCGCTGCCAGAACCTCCGACGCTGATCGTGGTCGATACGCTGCACAGGTTCTTGGCCGGCGACGAAAACAGCGCGCAGGATGCCAAGACGATGATTGATGCCTGCGGCGGGCTGATGAAAGAGTTTGGCTGCTCGGTGCTGCTGGTTCATCACACCGGCGTTGCAGCCGAGGCCCAGCATCGAGCGCGCGGCTCCAGCGCCTGGAAGGGCGCGCTAGATATTGAGATTAGCGTTGTGCCACCCGACGACCGGGGCGGGCCGATCCAGGTCATCCAGCGCAAGAGCAAGGATGCGGAAATGGCCGAGCCGATCAACGGCGCGCTTGAGGTGGTCGAGATTGCCGGCTGGTTCGACGATGACGGCGAGAAGGTCACAAGCGCGGTGTTTGTCGAGGGGGAAGAAGTCCAGCCGCAAGAGTCCAGCGCCCTGGCGCGGCATAAAAAGACGTTCGAGCGGGCGTGGTGGTCCGGTCATGCACAAGTTTCTGATGATGGGCGACCGTATGTCGCGCGGGAGGATTTGATAGAAAAATTGATCGAGGACGGGAACAGCGCAGCCTATGCGAAGAACCAGACAAAGCCATCACACACCAATCGGTTGATCGGCGCACTGATCAATTCCGAGCAAATCGCCCCAGAATCCGCGGGCTGGGCGGTGATCGACAACGTATGGGCAAGCGCACTCTTGCTTGCGAAGAAAGGTTAAACCATGCAACTTATGGGTAGGGACACGGGGACATTTTGGGGACATGTCCCCGTGTCCCTAAAATCGGCAGATGGGCTTGACAGGGGGACATTTTGGGGGTACGCCGTAGCGACGCGTAGGCGCCCCCATGTCCCCCAAAGCCCTACAGGGCCGGTTGACCCCTTAAGGGCGAGGCTTAAAAGTTTAGTAGCGTTAGGCGCGGGCAGTTTCCTCCCATGGCCGTCACCGGGCGCGGCCTTGATGCCCTGGCTCTTTAACCGGCTGGTCCCGCATAAACTATCAGCTAGCCGGCATAAGCAAACCGTATGCACGCGCCGCGTGGGTCGAAGATGCGGAAAGCCAGGGAAGCCCGATTTCTTTATTGAGCCACTCAATGCCGCCTAATGGAATGCGAGCCTATCGACAGGCTGAAAGCATGACGCTCAACGAGCGCGCCATGTGGGCTATGGGCAATGCTGACCTTTATTGGTACGCAATCCAGACAGCGCCGCAGCAGGAGTGGAAAGCGCATGTTGCGCTCGGCGCAATCAATGTGCCGGCGCTGCTGCCCAGCAAGTCGCGATGGCGGCGTGAAAACCGATACCAGAAAGCAAAGAAACGCATTCGCTATGCGCTGATCCCGCGATTGCTGTTCGTGGGGTTCCGCCCTGGCCGCGAGCGCTTCCGCGAGGTGCTGGTGGGTCACATAGCGCAAAGCGTCATCGGTGTTGCCGGTGTTCCGGCTGCAATACAGGGACGGACCCTGGCCGCGTGGTTGTGCCAGGTCGGTGCCGAAACCGAAGCGCCGAAAGAACAACGCCACATGCGAACCGGCGCAGAGTTCGCCGTGGGCGATAAGGCCATGGTGATTGATGGGGCGCTGGAGGGGCGTATTGTGGACGTGAAGTCCATTCGAGGATCGAACGCGCGGGTGCTAGCCGATTGGATGCTGGCGGCGCGTGAGATCGAGGTGCCAACCATGATGCTGGAGAAAATCCAATGACAGAGCCTAAAACCGCAGCCGGATGCTTGCTGGATCGCGCGCGTGAAATCGTGGACGGCGAACGCCGCAACCAACACGGCGTGCCAGAGCGTACATTCGGCGCAATAGCTGCCTACTGGACGATTTACCTTCGCCATCGTGGGTTGCTGACCGAGGCGCAAAGCGTCAAGCCAGAAGACGTGTGCCGGCTGATGGAACTGCTCAAGATCGCCCGCGGAAATGCGGTGGATAATTGCGTAGACGCTGCCGGGTATGCAGCGCTGGCGTGGGAGGTGTCGCAGTGAGCGATTGACAATCGCGGCAAATCATGCAAAGGAAGCATGAGCCGCTAAGTCTGCGAGGTGAATCCGCGACAGATCGCAGGTGCAAGCGATACGAGACGCGCGCCACCCAGAGCCGAAAGGCCGGCAACCTGCGCTTTGCCAGGAGTGCGAAGCTTACCCAAAAATCGGTGCCTCGATGAAATCTGACGAATGGCCGGCGGCCACGATAGAACGGCGCAAGGTTGCCGATCTGATTCCATACGCCAACAACGCCCGCACGCATTCTGATGAACAGGTCGCGCAGATCGCGGCAAGCATCAAGGAGTGGGGCTGGACGAATCCGATACTGATTGACCAGGCCGGTGGAATCATTGCTGGCCATGGCCGCGTAATGGCGGCGCGAAAACTCGGCATTAACGAAGTGCCGGTGATGATCGCAAAGGGCTGGAGCAAGGCGCAGACGAAAGCCTACGTCCTGGCCGATAATCAGCTAGCACTTAATGCCGGCTGGGATATGGACCTGTTAAAGGTCGAGATGGGCGATCTGAACGATCAAGGCTTTAATCTCGATCTGATCGGCTTTAATGACATGACGCTTGATGCGTTGTTGGCCGAGGTGCATTTTGATCCAGGCACAGAAGAGGAGCAAGGCAAGTTAGACGAACTCGCTCCAAAGTTGGTGACATGCCCGCATTGTCACGAGGAATGGGACTTGCGGGAACATGGCCAAGGCTGATCTTCGCATTGATTGGGCTACGCACGCCGCGGCGAAATATGCTTGTGAAAATTGGCATTATAGCGGGTGTTTGCCGGCCGGTAAGCTAGTAAAGGTCGGGGCGTGGGAAAATGGTAAGTTTATTGGTGTTGTTTTGTTCTCTTATGGGGCTAGCCCGCCATTATTTGTTTGGGCCAAACAAACGCTTGGCTTAGAAAAGAATGAAATCTGTGAATTAACACGTATAGCATTGCGTCATCATAAAAATTCGGTGTCGCGCATTGTTAAAATAGCTTTAGCGTTTTTGCGTAAACAATCACCGGGTTTGCGCTGCATTGTGTCGTTTGCTGATATTGATGAAAACCACCATGGAGGTATATATCAGGCGGGAAATTGGACATATGTGGGCGCGTCAAATGTCAATGGAAGGCAAGGGTTTTGGATTAAAGGCCGAAAGGTACATGCAAGATCGGTTGGGGCTTTGTCTGGCTCTAATAGCTTGGCGGGGGCGAAGCGATTAGATGCAAATGCGATTGAAATTAGGACTAAAGGAAAACACAAATATCTCATGCCTCTTGACGCTGAGATGCGAAAACAAATAGCGCCACTAGCTAAACCATACCCCAAGCGTGCGAAGCAGGCGATGACCGGGCCACCGGTACAGCGGCAGGGCAGCACTGACCCGCACGCTCCAGAACAAGCAACCAGCGACACTTTTTTGCGAGTAGAAAATGGCAAAGGCGACAACGAGCAAGGCGCCGCCTAAAAAACGGATGGGCAGACCGCCATTCGAGCCGACCGCGCAACAGCGCCAGGCCTCGATGAAATCTGACGAATGGCCAGCGGCCACGATAGAACGGCGCAAGGTCGCCGATCTGATCCCATACGCTAACAATGCTCGGACGCATAGCGATGAACAGGTCGCGCAGATCGCGGCCAGCATCAAAGAATGGGGCTGGACGAATCCAATCTTGATCGACGAAGCCGGTGGAATCATTGCCGGCCATGGCCGCGTGATGGCGGCGCGGAAACTTGGCATCAACGAGGTGCCGGTGATGATTGCGAAGGGCTGGAGCAAGGCGCAAACAAAAGCCTACGTCCTGGCCGATAACCAACTGGCGCTCAATGCCGGTTGGGATATGGACCTGCTAAAGGTCGAGATGCAGGGGCTGGATGATGAAGGCTTTAATCTCGATCTGATTGGCTTTGACGACATGACGCTTGATGCGTTGTTGACCGAGGCCACGCCCGAAGGCTTGACCGATCCGGATGACGTGCCAGAGCCGCCCGATGATCCGGTGACAAAGCTCGGCGACGTGTGGTTGCTGGGCAAGCATCGGATTGTGTGCGGCGATAGCACTGACGCGGACACGGTGGCAAAAGCGCTGAATGGCGTTGAGCCGCATTTGATGGTGACCGATCCGCCTTATGGGGTGGAGTATGATGCGGATTGGCGGAATAAACAGCTTGTGCCGAATAAGCGTAAGCATGGTTTGAAAGGTGGTAACGGCCAGGCTATCGGCACCGTCGCCAACGACGACCAAGCCGACTGGCGAGAGGCCTGGGCGCTGTTTCCGGGCGATGTGGCTTATGTGTGGTGCGCGCCTGGGCCATTAAGCGCGCAAGTGTGCTTGTCTCTGGATGCTTGCGGTCTTGTCCCAAAGCATCAGGTTATTTGGGCAAAGAACCAACTCGTAATCGGTCGAGGTCATTACCATCAGCAGCATGAATGTTGCTGGTACGCCGTTCGTAAAGGCGGCACCGGCCACTGGCACGGCGACCGCAAGCAAACGACGCTCTGGCAGATCGACAAGCCCCGCAAAAGCGAAACCGGCCATAGCACGCAAAAGCCCGTCGAGTGCATGGCTCGCCCGATCCGCAACAACTCCAGCCCTGGCCAGGCGGTTTATGAGCCGTTCAGCGGCAGTGGCACGACCATCATTGCCTGCGAGATGGAGGGGCGTATCTGTCACGCCATTGAACTGAATCCGGCTTATGTAGACGTTGCTGTAAAGCGTTGGCAGGACTTTACCGGCCAGGAAGCCACGCTTGAGGCAACCGGCGACACTTTTTTACGAGTAGAAAATGGCAAAGGCGAAAACGAGCAAGACGCCGCCTAAAAAACGGATGGGCCGGCCACCGTTTGAACCGAC